ATTAGGTTGACATAGGGCTTCATAAGCGTGATAGTAAGTAGGGAAGGAAAATAAAACAGGAGGTTGACATGAAGAAGAGAAAAGTAAGGTCGATCATTTGGCGGTTGTTCCACAGGAAGAAGAGGCGGGTTTCGGACAGGGCGCTAAAGAGGCTTATGGGTATCCACCTGAAGGTGCATCAGGAGATGATCGCCCGGGAAAGGGGGGAGGGCCTGATTATCGATGGGAAGCTCTACGAGGCGGCGGTTGAGAAGTACGAGGAAGACATGATGGTGGAGTGCGTGATAAAAACCCAGGGAGTGTTGGAGATGGGTGAGGCGCCGCTTACGAAGACGGATATCCTTGACGACATCCCCGCTGTCCGATGTTCCAATATCCCCAAACTGCTGCTTCTTCTCGGCGTAAGGATCAAGGGCTAGGCCGATGTTGCTCGACATCACGGTTTGCAGGGGCAGGATACAGCAGGCGTTTCTTCATAAAGAGGCGATTGTTTTCGGCATGACGAGGGGGCCCCATAAGGATAAGCTCAGGCCCGACAAAGAGCAGGTCGAATTGTCCAGGGAGATCTCCAGGCTCTGCTGGCGATTACTTGAAGGTCCGGCCGATATTTTTTGGGATGACGACGTCGGCGAGGTCATGGCTTGGTATGAGAATGAGCCTGGATCAAGGCCGAAAGAACCGGTGAACTTCTGGCCCCTATGGACGGTTGAGGATGCCGTTGCCTGGACAAAGAAACAGGGATGTGGTGCGTTAGACATTTATCATTTCACGGAGACGGGAGACGTAGCTGCTTATTTCGTCCTGGAGGACGGAAACCTTGTTTGTGAAAAAGGCAAGAGCCTTATCAACGTTCTCCTGGCGTTCATCCTGAAGCGACTCAAGGAAGGTGCGGAGTGCAGGAAGTCATAAAGCAGGTCGCCGTCCGGGAACTCTACGATATTCTCCTAGCTAAGAGTAAGAAACCTGTCAACCGCGAGGACTTCTTATTCCAGTTGATGGATTCTTTCCTCCTATCTCCGACGCTTGAACTCAGGTTCCACGATTTTACGCCCGACGTTCATCTGACGTATATCCTAAAACATTCCGAGATCGCCAAGGCAATAGAAGAGAAACAAAAGCCGCCGGCCCCCCGGCCCTGACTTCGTCGTCAACCTCCTTTCATCATTCGGAGCGGGTCGGCGGCTTCATATCAGAAAAGGCTTGACTTCCCCCCAATTCGTCGTATTCTAAATACTGTTATGTATGTTTTTCTATTCAGGGGAGAGGAAAATGCCGGTTAAGGTAAAAGTGCGTGGGGGTAAATTTTGTGTAATTGAGGTTCAGGGCGGGAAGACCAGGAAATGCTATCCCGACAAAGAAAGCGCACAGAGCTATGCCACCGTTCTTAATCTAGCCCATAAGGGACTTCTAAGAAGTCAGAAAAATAAAAAGTAAAAGGAGTTATTATGCCACGAATTGAACAAACGCCTGAATGGAAGCAAGTCTCGTTTCCGGAGTTGGTGACAACGATCGGGGGCGGAACCTCCTTCAGCGTTGACCAGTTGGTTTCGATGCTTTCGGCGGCTGAACAAAAAGGCGAAGACTTCAGGATCGTCCACCAGGACCTGAGGTTCGTCATTCCGCTCGGGTTCATTCGGGAATATTTCAAGGACCATGCCAGGCCGACTGCCAGGATGTCGCCCAAGGAAGAGCTTGAATACCTCCGCAAGCGCGTATCTGAGCTCGAATCGGAGCGTGTCGGCGCAGACAAATCCAACCCTCATCCCCAGGCCCCGTCACGCCTTGAGCGTCCGCCGGCAAATCAAGTCCCGCCTCCGCGAGACGAGACGATTCCTAATCGAGAGAAGATGTCCTCCGACGAACTACGGGAAGACCTGAAGAAGGAACTTGGGGCGGCCGTGCCGCTTACCCGAGAATCGGAAACGGTGAAGAGGCGGCCGGGAAGGCCCGCAGCCGAGGCTAAGCTTTGACGGAAAACCTTCTGGAAACCCTTCCGCCTACGACGACGGAAAAGCAGAGGAGGTTTTTTGAGATCTGGGCGACAAAGTATAATTTCTCGCTTGAGGGTGGAGCCCTGGCCAAGGCCCATACGGAAGCCGGATATTCCCCCACCTCTCAAAAAAACGCTTACCAAACCCTCTATTCGTCGAACCTGAATAAGGCCGTCCGCTTTATCATGATGAAGAAGAATATCACCCTGGACCGCCTTGTCGATAAACACGCCCAGCTCCTTGAGGCCAAGCATCCCTTTGCGCCCGAACAACCCGACAATGTGGTTCAACTTAAAGCCTGGCAGGAGGGCATGAAACTTTACGGCGGATATCCCGTACCTGTTCAAAAAGTCGATGTTCATCATTCCGAAGAGTATCATATTTCCATAGAAGACCAACGGAAGGCGGAAAAGACACTTCAGGAGTGCATCGACGTGGAGCCGATTGAAGATGGAAATGACCCTGGAAAAGAACTTTTCGACGCTGAAGGCCCCCTCCTCTGACGGACTTAATCTCACGTCTCGGGAGTCGTGGAGAAATGCTTCGAAGCTTCTCTTCTTTTTCATGACGGAGGTTCTTTCCAACGCCTGGCAGGACAAGTTCCAGAATTTCGGCGTCCTTCAGAAGCATCTCTGCCGGTTTCTTGAGAACAAGAGATCCAAAAAGAAATTCATTTCCGTATTTCGGGGAAGCTTCAAGACGACGGTCATCCTCGGCTTTTGTCTTTTTCTTTTCTGTTGGGCCATTGTAAACGGAGAGGTGCTGGCGATCTGCTACAACACATCTTCCAAGGATAATGCGGCGATCTTTTCGGACTTTTTCCGGCAGACCCTCATGAACTGCAAGAGGCTTCATTGGATTTTCCCCGAGATCCCCACAGATCCCTCCAAGTATCTCCGCTGGACGCAGAAGATGGTCGAATACAAGGCGGTGAAGTTCCACGTCTCGTCTCTTGACACCCGCCAGGTCATGCGGCATTATCAGATCATCATAAACGACGACCTGGTCAACGATGACAATGCCTTTTCCGAGACGGAGAGAAAGTCGATCATCCGCAAGTGGAAACTCCAGAAGTCCATCCTGACGAAATACAAGAAATTCAATATCGGGATGGAGATCGACGTCGGGACACCCTATCATCACAAGGATCTTGTTTCCCATATCATGAAGAACGTCTCGACATACGAGAAATTCATCGTTCCCTATGCGGTTCCGGATGACCAGGGAATCCTTTCGATAAAAGACGAGATCGGCATCCTGACCATGCCGGAAATGTACTGCTGGGAAGACTTCCAGGAGAAGAGAATCGAGATGGGGCCGTCCCTTTTTGCGACCCAGTATGAGATAAAGATCATCGACGACGCCGATACGCTCTGCAAGCCTGATTGGATCAAGTATTGGAACGAACTTCCCAAGTCCTACCAGCGCATCATGATCGTCGACCCCGGGGGGCTTGATAAAGACGACGACCAATCGAACGGGATATACGTCGGCGACGTGGACCCGGCAGGATACATCTACAGCCTATTCGCCGAAGAGGTCGGGGCGACCCCGGTATCGCTTTTAAAACTCATGGAGAAACTCAAGCAGGAATATGATCCCGATGAGATTTACATGGAAAGGGAGAAGGCGGAAATTGTTCTGGCCGGCGTCATCGACCTTCTTAGTGCGAACCTTGCATGGACCCCCGTGTCGCCTTACGGCAGGGATAAGAATTCAAGAATAAAGAGAATCAAGCAATATGTTGAAACGGGACGGTTCCTTTTGGGCAAGGGGATGACGACCCTCGAAGACAGGCTTTTGAATTTCCCCGATTGTCCGAAGCACCTTCTGGACTGCGTCGCTCATTTTATCTCCGTGATGAACCCGCCCAAAAAGGGCATCGACCGGACGCCCGAAGATAGAAGGACAACCGATTTCGAGGAAGAGATGTCGAAAGCTTCCCGGTATTTTAGAGACAGAGAGGAGGAGTTGAACCTTGAAAACGATAGGATTTATTAAGAGAATTCTGGGAACCAAAAAGGTGAAGACAATCGCGGACCCGTCGGCCCAAAGAATTGAATTGGAACTCCGAATTATCGAGGCGCAGGTCGGAGAAACGAAGAGGATCCTTGTCGGCATGTCCGGAAGCCTGGACAAGATTGTGAAGGGGATGGACTCTCTTTCAAAGTATTTCGAGCTGCAAATCAAACGCCAGGCAGAAATGGATGAGGTCGAGTCCGCCCCTCCAAGCAAAGCGGATCTGTTATATTGATAGAGGCACAAAGTGACCGAAGAAAAAGAAGAAACGCAACCGCAGAAAAAGAACGGCGAAGAGTCAACGTCCTGGTTTATGGTTGACGGCGTCGAGAAATCGGAGGAGGAATTCTGCGCCTATCTCACCGACGAGGTTGTAAATCACCCCGTCGTCAAGAAGTGTCATGGAAGGTGGCGAGAGCTTATCGCATGGACGGAAGAGGGAGAGCAATTCTCCGAGTGGAGCGATAGCAAGCGGGCGATGATCCCGGTCGAACTCGTCCGGAGGAAAAAGAAGGTCGTCATCAACCTTATGAAACCGCTGGTCGAGGCCATAGAAAGCAAGATCAACCTTTCCTACAAAGTGACAGGGACACCCAACTCCTCGGAGATGAAAGACATTCGCGGAGCCGAGGTCGCGGGACGCCTTCTCGACTACAACGACTACGTGAATGGGATAGAGGACGTTTTCGAGGAGGTCAAGTACGATATGACCCGGCCGGGCCTGGGTTGCATGAAATGGTTTTGGGACCCCATGGCGGAGGCAAAGGAGAGAATAAAAAAAGGCGGGGAGCCGAGAACCGTTCCCGGAGAAGTCGTCGTCGAGGTCGTCCCGATTTTCAACATCCGTCCGCTTCCCTATACGGCCAAGAATCCGAAGCAGATGAAGGGGATCATCGAAATCGCAGAGATAACGAAGGAAGAGGTCAAGGATCTTTTTCTGAAATACGGCAGAATAACTTCCGACGAGATTGAAGAAGTCGTCGAATCGGAGAAAAAAGACAAGGACCCGGCGCCGACCGAAAGCGACGAGAACAGTCTTACGATAAAAACCTTTCTCGAAAGGAAATCGGCGGACTATCCCAAGGGCCGAAAGATCATAGTGTTCGGAAAGCACGCCGTTTACTGCGGCCCGAACAAGAACCCGAAGACGGAACTCGGGTACTACTTCTTCTTCTACAAGAAAAGTCCGTATTCTTTCTGGGGAACGTCCCCGCTCAGCTACATTCAGCCGATCCAGCGGGAGTTTAACCGCACCGTCTCCATCATTTCCGAACATCTGGAGGCATGGCGGCCCAAAATGTCGGTAGGCCAGGGGGCCCTGAAGCGGGCCAACTCGTTGACGATAGACTCATTCGAGATTGTCGAAGTCGATTACAGCCGCGGAGAGCCGCGCCCCATCAACATGCCGGAACTTTCGGCCCAGGTCATGGCCTGGAGGGATTTTCTCATAAGTTCCATCGACCGCGTATCGAATGTTCACGAGGTGAGTTACGCCAGGCTTCCCCAGTATGCCAGTCGAGCCCCGGCTTCGCTCTATTCGATGATGCTTGAGCAGGAAAACATCAAGCTCGACCCGATGGTAAGGCGCACGAACAGGACGATTATCGAAATGTGCAAGTTCAGGCTTCTCCTCATGGATCAGCACTACGACAATCCGCGCCTCACGAAGATCATGGGCGAAGGAAGAAAGGCGTCGATCGACTATTTCAACAAGGCCGACCTGAACTCGAATTTCGATGTCCGGCTTGAGATCGGCGTCTCGCTCAATCAATCGACGACCATCCAGCAGCGCCTTCTCATCGAACTCTGGGAAAAGGACATCATCGAAAAGACCGACAAGAACCGGAACAAGATAAACCAACTCCTCAACCTGGGGACTGCGGAGCAGGCGCTCAGGACCGACATGGCCGACACGGAAAAAGCCATGCGCGAGAACCAGGCGTATATGGACGACACCTATGAGAAAACAAGAGAGGAGGGCGGCGTCAACTGGCTCAAGGATGACGATCACGAAGTCCACCTTGAGATCCACGTCGTTCTTTTAAAGTCTGAAGAAGCGGCCAAGTGGGAAGAGAAAAGATGGCAGGCTATCCAGGCCCATATCGAACAACACAGGGAGTTTTATCTTGCGGCGCTGCAACCCGCCGTTACGCCACCCGGTGAAGTTCCTTTGCCCGGACCCTTGACAACCGAAGGAAATGAACCCATGATTGAGGGGATGGGCGGAGCAGGAATGTAAATTCGTAAGGAGACGAAATGCCAGAAGAAGAGAAAGACCAATCGGAAGTAACCGAAACTCCGAAGTCTGAAGAAACCTATAAGCTCCCCGACAGAGCTTTCTTTCAGGGAGACGACATGGCCCGTTTTGCGGAACAACTTGAGGCAGCCGGAAAACCGCAGTCCAAGACTCCGGAGAAGAAAGAAAAACGTCCCTGTCCCGATGGCGCCCCTTGCCCCGGCGAAGAGAAAGAGGCCAAGCCCGACGAAAGGAAGCCTTATAAAATTCTCAAGATCAAGGGCAAGGAAGTTCCTATTTATTCTGAGAAAGAATACGATGACCTTGCCCAAAAGGGCGGTCATTATACCCAGGAACGCCAGAAAGACTCCGAATGGGAAAAGGATCTCCAAACGCGCGAGGAGCGCATCGAGCGTCTTTCGCCGCACATCGAGAGAATCGTCGAATTTCTTGACGGAGGCGGAGAACTTCCGGGCGCGAGAGCGCCGAAAATGGAAGAATCCCTGCCCGAGGAAGAAATACTCGACCCCGTAGCCGCAGACAGAATGAAGCGCCTGGAGGAGCGGCTGGGATCTCTTGAAAGCGAGAATAAAAACCTCAAAGGTCGGGCGCAGGTGGATTCCTTCGAAAGAGCCCAGAGGGAGCTCACCGAAACATTCAACTCAGTCTCAAGGGAAGTCCCCTTCGAGCAGGTCTTGGATGAAGACAATCGCAACGTCAGCCAGGAAATTTTCGCGGGCCTTATCGCGTTAAAAGCGAACAAGGACGCCCTTCGGATGAAATCCGAACGGGGATTCAAAATGAAGACGATGGCCGAATACATGACCGATACGGCCAAAGACATGGCCTATCTCGAAAAACATTTTCGAGGAAACGGGCCGGGCGAAGTGTCGGCGGAAATCGTCAAAACGAAATTCCCCAAAGTCGCGGAAGCCCTCGGCCAGGAAGCGATAGACGTCTATCTCAGAAAGCTTGAAGAATCGGGAGAACCCGTTGTCAGAGCGACCAAGACGGAACCCTCCGTCCGTCCTCCGAAAAGAGAGATAAAGAGCATCAGCGATGCCCTTGAACAGGGCATGGCGGATCCGGAAATCATGGAAGGGCTCGGAGAATTAGGAAGAAAGTTTAGGCTTTCTACTACTTAACAGGAGGACTACTCAAATGTCAGTCTTTTCAATGGGAACCTCCGCAACGGATAAACTCTTCTTGGAGTTTGTCATGCCAGGGTTCCACGTTCAGATAAAAGAGCACAGTAAGCTCTATGATCGGTTCAAAACCGATACCACTCACGTCGTAGGGAAATACGCCGTGTTCAAATGTTTGACGGCTTCACCGAAAAGCGCCAGACCGTCTTCAAGCTCGACTCTCCCCACGGCAAAACAGGGGACGTACGATGAGTTCATCATCTACATGAAGCGTGGCATGTACGCCCAGCTTCAGTTCGACGGCTTGGCCCTGGCTTGCTCGAAGGGCAAGGGGGCCGTCATGGACGTGCTCAAGGCTGAAATGGAAGGCATGAGCATTCAGATCGCCCGGAAACTCAATCGGCAGTATTGGGGCGACGGCTCGGGCCGGTTGGCTCATCTTAACGCGGCTATCTCGAACTCTACAACAGCCGTTGTCGATGGCGATGCCACCGACGGCCCCTGGTTCGGCCTGGATTCAGCCGGTTATACGGATCCGGCCAACTATCTTGACGTAGGCGGCGAATATGACATCTATACTTCGGCAGGGGTGCTTCAGGCAGAGGGTGTCACGATCACGGCGATTGCCTCACCTTCGTCAGGGACTACGTCCTTAACCCTTGACGCGGCCGTGACGGCAGATGACGCCGGCTTTTTCTTCGACCATGACACCTACGCGGCTTCTCAGGCCGCAGGAACGGGCGTTCCGATGGGTCTTCGTGGAATCGTCGAGGCTTCCGATCCTGATACCGGAATCACCGAGACTTCATTCCAGAATATCGACAGGGACACCTACGCCTGGGCTCGTGCTCAGGAAGTGGACATGGGCTCCATCGCGGTTACGAATTCGAAGATTCTCGAAACGATCATGGCTATCGAAAAGTTCGGCAAGGTCAAGGTCATCATCACGAACGAACTCATTTGGCGCGCCATCTTCGAACAGTGGGAAGGCACGATCGGCCTCAAGCCCGAACCCGCCCTGTGGGGAGGCACAACCGGCCTCTCGTTCTACGGCGGCAAGGCGGGCAAACTCCCGGTCATTTACGATTCCGACTGCCCGGACAACACGATGATGTGCCTGGACGACGACTTTCTCCAGGTCTATTCTCCTTACGAAAAGAGTGGAATGACCTGGCTCCCCGGCGACAACGGCATCTTAACCCGCGTCACCGGCAAGGATGAATGGGTCGCGTCTCTGGTTCATTATTACAACTTCGGGTCGAACAAGCCGCAGGGCCTCGGCAAGCTCTACAACGTCAAGCACGCGGCTGCGTAAGGAGGACAAGATGTCATTTCAAGGACCAGATCTACTTTTAACGAAAATCAAATCCGACCGTGTCAAGGTCGCAAAACACCTTGAGCTCGACTCCGAGATCGTCTCGGTTTCCGGGGCCATCAGCGTCGTCAAGCCGGTGAGTTATATTCTCGCCGCAGCCGTGACGTGCACCTTGGCGAACGGGACATATCCGGGCCAGATCAAGATCATCATCTGCAAGACCTACAGCTCCACGATCACCGTCACTCCGGCAAACCACATCAACACATCCATCGCTTTCGGAGCGGCCGGGCAAAGCTGGATCGGAATCTGGCACGACGCCAACTGGTACAACATCGCTATCAACGCCGCGACAGTCACGTAAGGCGGAGGAAGAGATAGGGTAAAAAATGGCAAGACTGGGGCCAGGTTGGACTCGCCATAGAGGTCGCTGGCCCCTTTTATCTCAAGGAGAATTAATATGGCTATGATGAAAGGCCGGCTAACGGCCGGAAGATTAGAGATCGATCACGGCCTCGACTTGACGAGGGCGGAATCCCTGACTGGTCTTACCAGTTCAAACGTCATCAAGTTCGCAGGCGGAACCGTCATGGGCACAAACTACACCACGGGAGAGTGGAAAAACGGAATCAAGGTTTCCGGGACCCTGACGGAGGGAACCTATGCCGGTGGGGAGTACAAGGGAAGATACGCATCGATCTTTATGGTCGAGACCAACACCACCAATGTCTATAACGGCAACCAGAACGGCGCCATCAGGTTCGATTTCACCCGCGAAGCCGGGTACAATCACACCGGTGGTTCGGAAGATGTCGCCGTAAGGATTAACGCCACGAACTACTGCACGTTGACGTCGGGCGGAATCCGTGCTCTGGGCATCACGGCAACAAACCGAACGGGAATTGCCGCCAAGGTCCAGGGCGTTCTTATCACGGCCCATCAGAGAACCAGCGGTGGATTCACAACGGGACTTTACGGGGCACGGATCGTCTCGAAAAACCAATCGCCCAGTGTCGCCACGGGCTATCAGCACGCCCTGGAGGTCGCCGACGAATCGGACGGCGTTCAGCCCGCACTGAACTCAATCGTCTGGATTGAGAAGCAGTCGAACTCCTATACTGCCGCGACAAGGGCTGGAATCGAGATCGTCAACAACTGCAATACGACCTACGCTCAGGTCATTACCAACGGGATCTACTTCAAGTGCGGAGCGACGGGTTCCAACATCACGAACACCCTTGGGTTCGACAGCACGGATGGGACGGATGGGGCCACTATCTACGCCGGGACAATTACCGGAAGTGGAAACATGGGCCGGGTCAATATCGCCATCGGTGGAACTCCGTATTATATCCTTTGCTACCTGAATGTTGACCATTAAGCGAGGATTAAATGGCCTCACAACAAGCATGGGACGATTTCGATTCGGTCAGAAGGCTCGTTGACGTAGTTAATGCTCAAAAGAACGGCCCTCTCCGTGGAAGTCTGCACGAACTGAATACGTTGTTTACTGCTATAGCCGCAGATCCGGCAAGGGCCGCAGAGGTTTCCGCCTTGGCGGATAGTCACCCAACAGAAACGGCTGCACACTTAGCGGAAGAGGCTGGAAAGCTCTTGGCCATGAGGGCATGGCTTATTGCCAACGGCTACATTTTAGGATGACGAAAGGGGCCGGGGTAACTCGGCCCTTCTCTTCATAAAGAGGAGATGAAGATGGAGAAAAGAAAAAACGTCTATATGGCCTACGTCACTCCGGTTGCGACGGCCCAGAATAAGTATCTTCTAGCGCTTCTCAATACGGAGGCGGGCCAGAAGATCAGGATATTCGATCTCAGGATCATAAACGGCCAGCTTACGGCCGCGACCGGGGTGGGGGTTGAAGTCGATATCATAAAGATCACGGCTATTGTCGGCGGGACCGCCGTGACCCCAACGCCCTGCGACGGGAAAGACCCGGCTGCATCCGGATTGACCTGCGTTCATACGGCAACATCGGTGACGGCGGGAGCAACGCTTTTATCGGTTTTCACGAACAACGACGAGGTTGCCCTTACGAACCCAAACTCCGAAGGTCCGAAGAACCTTCTCCCGCACCCCATCGTCTGCTACGATGATCAGGGGATCGCCGTAAAGCACATCACAAACTCGACGGCAGGGTCGCTCGGCGTTCTCTGCCTTTTTGAGAGAATTCTGATATAGGGAGACAAAATGAGCAAAGAAAAGCCGTCTGTGCCGGCGACCCCGGCCGACCCCGGAGTAACAATGACGTTCTCCGTCCGCGACCGACTTATTTTCGGGAGCGTTTTTCCGGAGCAGGGCAATCTTCTGGAGATGAAGATCGTGAAAGCCATCGAACGCAAGATCGAGCTGGGCGCAGAAGAGCTCGGTGCGCTCAACTATCGCGACATCATCGACCCAAAGACAGGACAGCCTTCCGGGAGGGTAAAGTGGGAGGCTAAAAAAGAGAAGCCTCTTACGGTTTCTCTCTCTGGAATCGAGATCGATTTTTTGAAAAAGGTCATCAACAGGCTCAGCGGAGAAAACAAGATCCGGCAGGACTTCGCCGAGCTCGCCATTAAAATTGACGAGGCAAAAAAGGGCGCATGATAGCTCCTAAGTGGTTTCTTCGGGACTTGGAAATTATCGACAAGTCTTATTTCCCGGCCTGGAATGAAAAAGGCGGCTACTGGGAAATCAAAAAGAAGATGCACGAATACTACACGAACAAGAAGTTGATTGCCGAGGTTAAAGACCCGACAATCGGAGTCTTCAAAGAACTCAATAATAACGCCCTTGATAACCTTCGCCAGCGCAAAAAACTAAGCATCCAGTATCCTGGAGCGTCTTATTTCAAGTGGATCATGGATCAGGCGAAAGAATCGAAGGCCAAGAAGAGCGCGCTCGCGGTTGAAATGGCGACCGAAGGAATGATGAGGATTCATAGTCAAGGAAAGTCGAAACAGTTTGACATGGCGGTTCCAGAGAAAATTTAGAACAGACGGCGGGCTCAGCTCAAGGAGAACTTGAATGACACTCGCTGAACTTAGATCGGCCGTTCGATACCTCTCGAAAGAATGGGAGACGGATAGCGGCACACTTTTACCGTCGGATAATGTACTTCTCGACCTCTACCTGAATTGGGCCTGCGAACAGGTCGTCCTGGACCTCGTGGAATTCCTTCCGGAGACATTCCTGACCTATGAGGACATAGCCCTGGTCGCAAGCCAGGTCCCCTATACCCTCACGGCCGAATGGCTTCAGATTTGGGCGATACAGAAAAACGTCACGAGCGAAGCGCCGAAACTCATTCCCTACAGAGACGTGAAGATGTTGCCGTTTAAGGGATATGTCGGCGAGACGGCTGAGTATCCTAAGTGCTGGTATCTCAAGGGAAAATCAATCTGCTTCTGGCCGACGCCGAGTGTGGCTAAGGCGACCTATGCCCGCGCCTGGATCATCCAGCCCGAAGTGGCTACGATAGTGACGGCCGGACCCTCAATCATTCCGAGAGTGGCACATAAACTCATCCCGATCCAGGCCTGCATCCTGGCGGCGATCATGAACGAGACTTCCGTTACGGGCCTTGAAACTCTTTATGGCCGGCTCGTGGGCCAGGTCAGGGGCGTTCTCGGAGTTCAGGTTCAGCAACAGCCGAGATTCTTGGGCGAGAGCGTATTAGATCTTGAAAGCGTAGAGGCGCGGGACAAGGCGTTTTTTGACGGTCATTGGGATTAATGAGGCAAAGACGATGGATTCCCCGTACCTGACCCCGATTGTTCAGCCACGGGGCTGTCCGGGCCGAATTCGGGCCTTCTGGAGGCTAACCGCAGATGTTTGAGACAGGAAAAGGCAAAAAAGAGATCGTCATTACCCCGAACGCGGGGATGAATGAAATAACCGCCGTTACTGCCATGCCTCCGAATCAAGCGATTTTAATGCACAACTGGCGGCTTGCCGCCGACGGCATGAGGATCGAGAAGCGGGATGGCCTTGCACAAGTCACGGGCGCGGCGTTTACGAACGATGCCTATGGATATACGACCTACTACAACGAGGACGGCGCTTTCTGCCAGCTTGCAATCTGTGAGGATAAAGTCTGGCGAAAGGTCGAATCGGCGGCATGGACGGCAATTCACACATGGACCTATGCCCTTACTCATCCGCTGAAGGTTCGTGAAGTCCAGGGCAAACAGTTCATCATCAACGAGACTGAAAATAAAATGATCTTGCCGGACGGAACGCTCGTTCAGGTCGGCATAACTCCGCCGACGACAATCCCGACGCTCGCAGCAACCTTTGATGCAACCCTGCTGGCTGAAGACTGCGCGGTCATTACGGACTGGAATGATAATGACGC